AAGGCAAAATTAAAAAAATTCATAGTGTTATTGTTCGTTTTTTTCGTACTGTGGGTGCTTCTGTGGGAACTAGTACAGACAATGTCGATACCATCCCCTTCAGAGACAGTTCCGATCCAACAGACACAGCAGTACCATTATTTACAGGAGACAAAACCATAGAAGCTCAACCCTCTTGGGATACAGAAGGTGCAATCGTAGTGCAGCAGACACAAGCATTACCTATGACGATTGTTGGTATATATCCTAGAGTAGTAGTGCAAGATTTTGATTGATGAGAATAATAAAGTTTATACCAGAACACGCAAAAGAATTAGTAGTAGAAAATAAATTATCTTTTGGCACACAATCACCAGATCATGACTGGGAACACCACATGGAGCGAGCAGCATTGCATGACGCTTGGACAGGTATAGAGAACGGACACATTATTGCAGCAGCAGGTTTTATTCCTATGTGGGATGGTGTTGCAGAATGTTGGTTTATAGGAAGCGATAGAATACAAACAAGAATTAAGTCTGTTGTAAAAACTACAAAAGATATTATGAGCAAGGCACCTTACGCAAGGATGCACGCAAATGTAAAAGCTGATTGGATGCAGGCAATACGCTTTGCAGAATTTTTAGGTTTTAAAAAAGAAGGTTTAATGAAAAAGTTTGGGCCAGAGGGTGCAGACTATATTGTAATGGGAAAGGTAAAATAATATGGCAAATGCTTTAATGATAGCAGGTACAGCAATAACTGTACAAGGACAACTAGCAGCAGGTAGGGCTGCTAAGAAAGCAGCAGATTATAATGCAAGTGTAAATGAAAGAAATGCACAAGCTGCTGAAATACAAGCAGAGAATATTGACAGATTAAATAACATAAAAGAATTACAAGATAGAGAAAAATTTAGAAACCTAAATGACCGAACACAAATGTTGTATAGAGGTCAGGGGTGGGCAGCAACGACTGGTACACCATTAAAAAAACTTTTACAAAATGCGTTGCGTTTTGAACAAGACATAGAAATACAAAATTACAATTCAAGAGTAAAACAGTTACAAGCAAAAGAAGTAGCAACCAACCAAAGACTAGAAGCAGAACTAACAAGAATGGAAGGAAGAGCTGCAAGAACAATATCAAGGTATCAAGCTGCTGGAACTTTATTAACTAGTGCAGGAGCTTTGTTAAAATAATGAAAGTAAGATTATACGAAAGTCAATTAAATAGAACAGAGGAGACAGGAGCTAGACCTTTGACCGCTCAAATTAATCCTAGGACTTTTTCTGCTCTTGCTGGTGCAGCTACAGAAATAGGAGGTTCTTTATTTAAACTAGGAGCAGAGAAACTTAGATATGATCAAGCTAATGAAAGACTTGATGTAGAAAACAAAGCTACAGTTGCTTTAATATCATTTCAAGATAAAGCTCAGGATATAATTAGAAAAGCATCTAATGATGATCCTACTGTATCACATACTGCTGTACCTGAAGCTATAAAAAAATTATACGATACAACTTTACTTTCTTTGAAAGATAACAAAAAGGTGCAAGAAAAATTTGGAGTAAATGGATTAAAAATATTTAGTAATCTAAAACAAAATTTTTTATCTACAAATATACAAAAAAAAATTGAATTAGGAAAATTAAATGTACAAAAAAATATAGATTTAGATATTAAAATTGCAGGAGATACAGGTGGTAGTATAGTGGAAAGATTACAAGCAGCAGAAGATGCTGCTACTAAAATTGATATTGCTCAGACAACTGGTGTTTATGATGCAATAACTGCAAATACAGAAACTAAAAACCTTAACTACAAACTAGTAGAAAGCAGTATCGCAAGTGCCATGAATGCAACAGATAACGCATTTGGTATAGCATTAGCTATTGAAGATGGAGAGTATAAGGAAGATATAATATTCAATAAATATTTTACAAAGCTTAGTTCAGATCAACAAGAAAAAATTATTAAGTATGCACAGAATAAAGCTAATAGCGTAGATAGTTTGTTAGAAGCAGAAGAAAAAAAAGAGAATGAAGAAGAAGAAAAAAAAATAAAAGAACTGAAAAGATCTTTAGATAATATTGTGGATATAAAAGATGGATTACCAATATTCAATCAATTAATAAGTATGCAAGCTTTGAGTTTAACAGAAAGACAAAAGTACGAAAAGTTTTTAAACATATCAAGACAAGGAGCAGCAGGAAGTGCTGATGAAGATGATCCTACTATTTTAAAAGAGATAGCATCTTTGAAAGTAAGAGGGCTACTTACAGAGGATTATTTATTTGATAATTATTCTAAAGTAACTAATAGTACATTTACCTCTGAAAGAAAAGGATTGATAACAGAATTAAGTGCAGCAGAGAGAAAGGCAGAAAAAGAATTAAAAAACACTTTTAGAGTTTCTGAGGAAGCTTTGGAAGCTTTTTCAGGAGACCTGTTTCATAAAAAATTAATTCAAGGATATAATAGATATTTCAATGAACTAATAGATTTTACGCAAGCAGAAAATAGAAGTGTAGAAGAGATAGAAAATAAAGTAGAAAAATTAAAGAAAAAGTTTGCTGATACAGAACTAGTTTTTTATAGGCAAGATTTAAAAGAATATATTGTTATAGCTAACAGACAATTAGCTCAAGGAAATTTTGGTCAAATTACACAAGATACACCTTTACAAGATATTTATGATTTGATTAGAAAACATTACGATGATAATCCTAATCAAGAATTACCTCTAGCTTTGAAAACTGTTAGAGACAATTTAAATGATTACAAATTTATATTAGATATACAATGACAGATGTAATACAAAGATTACAAACAGCTTATGAAGATTATGAAGTTTTGTCTGAAGCAAATGCTTTTGAAAGTCAAGTTCAGCAAAACATGGATAAGGATGTTGAGGTAAGTGTAGAGTTTCCTCTTGCTGAAAAAGATAAAGAAAATATACAAGAGGATCAAAATACTAGTAAAGTAACAGATAGAACTCTTACTAACAAAATTGCTGATTTTAGTATAGATACAGGACAAGCTATTGTTTCAGGTATGGAAGATGCTGGAGTAAACTTTAATCAGTTTTTAGCAGAAGTAATAGCAGCTCCAGATACACTTGCAGATTTTATTGGACAAAAAATTACTGATAATCCTAATTTTAACTATCCGGGTTTAAATAAGGAAACTGCAACCAAAAATATTCAAGATGGATTGTCTTGGATGGATGAAAACTTAGTACCAAAATTTTTAAGAGGTTCTACAAAAAACATAGAGAGAAAATATACCAATCAAACTTATGGTAATATAATACAAGGTGTTTCACAATTTGCAACAGGAGCAGTTCCAGCAGCAAAGATTGTAGGTCTAACAAAAGCATTACCGGGAATGATAGCTCCTAGTTCAGCAGCAAGAGGTCTTACTTGGGGAATGATTGCTGATGCAACAGTAATAGATCCTAATGCGGAAGAACTTATAGCCCCTGTATTTAGAACCTTTATAACAAATTCTACCAAAGATGAAATAGATACACTTGAGGATACAGTTTTATCTATATTGGAAAAATACGATCAAGATAATGATGTTATCAAAAGAATAAAAACAGCTAATGAAGGTGCTTTGATAGGAGCTTTAGTGGAAGGTATTATTGCAGGTGCTAAAGCGTTGCCTTGGAAGACTCTAACAAAAGCATTAGGTGTAGCTGGTGCAGCATCAATAGCAGCAGGTAAAAAAGTAGTAGATACTGCAAAGCGAGTTGAGATAGATGATAGTCAACTAGGTTCTACTAATATACCTTTGAAGATAAAACCTAAAGTACTTTCTGGTATAGATTTAATACAAGCAGACAAAAGTCCTATAGTAGGAACAGGTAAAAAAAATAAAATATTAGTTGATGATATATTAAATTATTTTGATCAAGGAAATAAATTAAATTTAAACAATCCTAAAGATATAGATAAAATAGTAGACGATAGCGTAGCAGAAATTAATTATCAACTACAACAAGATAAAACTGGTTTAGGTTGGTATGATGATGATGTAAAAGAAGCTATGAGTTTACTTGATCAAATAAATCCTAAATTTATTAACAATGCCCAAGCTAAAGATTTTGTTATTTTTTTAACATCAATAGCTTCTCCGGGTATAGGGGTAGGTTTGGATTTTAGAGTTGGTACACAAATAACAGATATATTTTTAGATACTGGTAAAATACCAACTACTAATCCTAACACTAAAAAAGGATGGACTAGAAGACCACACTTGCCAAAACAATTAGAATTTGTGCAAAAATATATAGATGATAAAGGCTTGCCTGCATTCTTGCAATTTTTACATACACCTACAACGAGAAAACAAGTTAATGAACTAAGAAAAGAATATGGCTTAAAACCTGTAGCAGGTTCTTTATATAATGAAATAAGAGGTGCTGATGTTTTTGGGCCTAAAGTAAGTTCTTTTATGGCTAATATGTTAGGTGTTGCTGATGAAAATGTTCCTGATGTTTGGTTTACTAGAGGCTTTAACCGCAAAGCAGGAAATATGACTGTTATAACAAAAGATGGAGAAAGATCGTTTGCAGGACAACCTAGAAATTTATCAGAAAGAAATATTATGAATAATGTTCTTACATCTATTTCTGAAAAAGTTAATTTAAATAAACGTGACACACAAGCTGTTTTATGGTATTTTGAACAAGGATTATATACAAAATTAGGAGTGAAAAGTGAACCAAAAAGTTACGCAGACATTACAAGGCAAACCATCGAAAGAAAAACCAATGTCATCAAGTGAAGCATTTCATAGAGCAAGATTAGTATTTTTAAAAGCTAGAGATGACAATACTACACCTTTTTCTAATGTTCCTGAAAATGTTATGAAAAAGACTAAAGAATAAAATACACATATATCTATTATAAATATTGAAAGGCGGTTTTAAGACCGCTTTTTTTTTGGAAAAATTATGGCTAAAACACAACTATCTATGTTTAATAACACAGAAGATCAAGTAGCTAATGTGCAAGAACAAGTATTAGATGCTTCTGCTACAGGTGGAGTTACAAAACAAGCAGAAGATCCTACACAAGACAGAATACAGTTAGCAGGTGGTGGAGGAATAAGTAGTTCGCTTTTAGAACTTCTCAAAGCTGCAAATATTATGGGTGGTGCAAGAGAAGGTGTAGAGCAGGCACCAGAGGAAGTTATGGGAAGAGTCCCTACTCCTATAGAACAAAGATTAGGCAAAGGTAAAGACATACAAGCTACTAAAGATTATTATGCTAGACAATTATTAAGTCCAGAAAGATATGAGTCATTTAAGAGCAGAGGATTTTCAGCAGCAGATGCTAATGAGGAACAAGTTTTAAAAAAAGCAAGAGAAGCATTAGAAACAGATCTTTCTATGGAGGGTGTTCCTTTATCTCAAGATATGTTAAGAATGACCACCGGTGAAGATGCTATAACAGTTAGAAAAAATCCAAAAACAAAAAAAGGTAAAGTAATTATAGGAGGGGATTTAGATTTTAACTTTGAAAAAATAAATACTTCTGATGACATAAAAAAAGTCATACAAGCAACTAGTAAAATATATAGAAAACAAACTGATGCCGCTGTAGGGGGTAAGGTAACATTAGATCAAACTAAAGAGGAAGCAAGTCAACTACTAGCTAATGAACTTGGCATAACAAAAAAAGCTTTACAAAAAAACAGAGGTTTATTAGATGCAGCAGAGTCAACTGCACTTAGATCTTTATTGGTAAACTCTGCAAGTAAGATAGACGAACTTACAAAAAAAATTAATGGTATAGGCCCTAACGGAGAAGAGATAGCTAAAGATAGAAGCACAGAGACTATGTTTGCTTTTCGCAGACAGATGGCCTTGCACGCTGGTTTGCAAATCGCAGCCAAAAAACAACAAGCAGATTTGGCAAGGGCATTAAGTTCTTACAGAATTGATGTTGGATCAAGCTTACAGTTTCAAGATAAATTAATGGATGATGTTATTAAATCTGGAGGTGGTTATGAAGAAACCGAAAAACTTGCTAAAGGTGTACAAAAAGCATTGCAAGAAGGTGGAGGAGCAGGACTAAATACTTTTGTTGATAAGGCTACTGCTTATGGAAATGCAGCATACGAGATATACATAAATGGTTTATTGTCTGGGCCAAAAACTTTTTTTAAAAATGCTTTGGGAACACCTTTGTTTATGACATATCTTCTTGCTGAAGATACTATTGCTGCAACTTATGGTGCTATTGAAAGAGGAGGTAAAAAACTTTTTAACAAACAGCTTACACCTAATGATGCAGAGGGTATATATTTAAGTCAGATTGCAGCTAGAGTATATGGGTATATTCACGCTTTTAGGGATGCAGCTTCTAATAGTGTAGAAACTCTTAAAACCGAAGCATCTGCATCAGCAGTAGGAAGAGTTGATAGTGCAAGATTTAGAGCTATCGATTCACAAACTTTAGGATTGTCTGGTTACTTTGGTGCTGCTGTAGATTTCTTTGGAAGGATAACTAGAATACCCGGTTTAGCTTTGCAGTCTACAGATGATTTTTGGAAGGGTATTGCTCAAAGAGCAGCATTGTATGAGGAAGCAGTTAACAGAGCTTCAAAGGCAAAATATCTTGGCAAGTCAAATGAAGAAGCTGCACAAGATGGCATAGAGGTATTATTAGATCCACAGTCAATAGCCAAAGACTTAGATCACGCAGCAAACTATGCAACCCTAACAAGTGATACAGGAGCTTTAGGAAAAATAGCAAGAACTATACAAAACTACCCAGAGAAGTTTCCTATAGGTAGATTGCTTATGCCTTTTGCAACAGTACCAACAAATGTGATTGCTAGAACAGTTGAAAGAAGTTTATTCAATGTACCTGCAATAAAAAAAATATTTACAGGTACACCTAAAGAAAGATCAAAGTCTATAGCAAAATTAGGTTTAGCTAGTTCGATGTTTTTATATGTAAGCCATTTGTCAACACAAGGAAGAATAACAGGAGCGTTACCAAGAGACAAAAAAGAAAGAGAGATGTTACCGCCGGGATGGCAACCTTTTAGTTTAGTTTTTAGAGGTGAGGATTTTCCAGAAGATAAACCTATGTATGATAATTTTGGTAACCCTAACGGAAACTTACTATATGTTAGTTACGCAGGGTTAGAGCCTGTAGGTTTAATATTTGCTTTAGGGGCAAACTATGTAGAAGGTGCAAGAAGAAGTAGAGATATAAATATGCACCAAAATAAAGCAGCAAGATATGCTATTGCAATGTTTGATTACATAGAAGAAATGCCTATGATAAATACTTTTGGAACAATATCAAAAGCTTTTCAAGAGGGAGATCCTAGTATATTGTACAACTCTCCTGTAGCAAACTTTTTAGGCCCTATACCAAAACCATTTAGTTCTTTAATAAGAAATGTAAAAAAATTAGAAGATACAGAAATCAAAAAAAAGACAGAGGAGTTTGAAAGATTCACAGCAGAAGATGTATATGAGGATGCAAGAAAAAATAATAGATATGGTGCAGATGGACAACCTTTCTTTGAAAATATAGGAACTCCGAAAAATGCTTTTAACTTTAGAGAGGTTTACCATAGAATAGTAACAGCTCAAGTGGGAGATGAAGAGAGAGAAGCACAGCAATATGATGTATTTGGCATTCCTAAAACAAGAGGTGTAAAATTTTCTATTAATCCTGTTGTAGCAATGTGGAATATGATTACTCCATTTAGTATAAGCTATGGACAAAAATTTACTCCTCTGCAAGAAGAGATAGTTCGATTGAGAGTACCTCTTAGTATTGAAAGAAACACTTACAAAAATTTAAAACTATCAAAGTTACAAAGTAGTAAATGGACTGAGTATGCAAAAAACAAACAAGTGTTGAGAAAACTTACATTTAGAGAAGCAGTAGAAAAACTATTTTATTCAAGAGCTTATAGTAGGTTTAATGACAAACAAAAACAATCAGCATATAGAAAGATAGAGCAACAATATTATAATGCAGCAGCAGAAGAATTTTTATTAATACAATATCCTGATTTATCAGAAGCAATAGAATCTAGACAATTTTTATTAGGAGGAAACTGAGATGACAGTATCATCAACCACAACTAAAGTAAGCTATGCAGGTAATGGCAGCACTACTGCCTTCGCATACACATTCAAGATATTTGCAGCAGCAGAAATAACTGTAATTATCAGAAGCTCTACAGGC